AGTTGGTGCTTATTACGATGCAAGTGTCAATAAAACCTATGTCTTAGTATCTAATATACAAGTGACTTTCGCTACTGGAGATACAATGTACTTCAGCCAAAGCAAATTTGAATCCGCAGGAACCTTTGCTCAAGTGTATTTAGGTACACAGAAAGTTTATATTCCTGCAAACACAAATATTACGCATCAAGTAAATATTAGCCAATATTTTGGTTTAAGCACTACTGCGACAAACTTGCGGCCTTTTGTTACTGCTTTGACAAATATGAACAATATTCAAGGCAATTTTGAACGCTTTAGAGGAACTTTGGAGAATATAGCATGATACGTTTAGGTTATGTTGAGAATGGCGCAGATGTCTTACATGAGACTGTAAACAGCGTTCCAGAAAGCAATGATGCAATGGTTGCTTTGATTAATGAAAAATCTGGAGAGAAAATAGAGTATTTTTACAAAGAACGCCAAATCACAGAAACAGAATGGGAAAAATATGCTTTTGTTGACCCCTTATAGATTGACTTTACAAGTAGTATAATATTGCGTAAACACGCAGAGGTAGAACATGACATTTCAACTAGTAAAAAATGATACTGCTCCACAGGTTCAGGCGACAATTACCAAGTCACATGATGGTTCTGTTGTTGATCTTACAGGTGCAACTGTAAAACTAAAGTTTAGGGCGAAAGGTTCAACCACAACGCTATTTACTTTGACAGGATTGAACGTTCCAAATACTAATTTTGCTAATGGCATTGTTTTGTTTATCTTTGGAACTAGTAATCTTGACATAGATGAAGGTTACTATGAAGGCGAGGTAGAGATAACCTATGACAATGATACTGTAGATACAGTTTATGATGTACTTAACTTTAGAGTAAGAGCAGACTTTTAAATGGCAAAAGCCAAATATAAATTTATAAAAGCAATCGCTGACGTAGTTCTTCACAAAGCAGTAATGAAGGCTAAAATTGGCGTGTTTATTATTGTAAACTTTTTTGAAGAGTTTTTTACTGATTCTGCATCTACTGCGGACCAAGTATCGAAATCACTATCATCAAATAAATCTAATCAAACATTTGCACAAGATGAATTAAATTTAGAAACGAGAAAACAGTTATCTGACAACGGTAGTATTTCTGATGATGCTATCTTTGAAACGATTAAGCAGTTAAGTGAATTTGGCGATGTGTCTGAATTACATAGCTTGGCTACTGTTCTTTCGAAAGAAGAATTGCCAGTTATCAATGATTTTCTTGTTTTTGCCCTAGAAGCAGTGCAAGGAGATAATGCAACCTTTACTGACGCTTTGCAAATTGCATTTAATTTTGGTCGGTCATTAGCTGATAGCGGACAAGTTTCAGAATCACAACTGATATCTTTTAATAAACTTTTGCAGGATGCGGCAAGTGCGGTCGATGTTTTTAATTACGTTGCAATATTCTTTCGTTCTTTATCTGATACTGCATCAGTGCAGGATGTGTCTGCTATTGAATATCAAATGGTTAAAAATGACACAGCAAGTTTTGTTGACTCTGTAGTTGTTTTACTTTTTCAGGGTGTTTATTTAGCAGATACCGCAGAATTAATTGATGTGTTACAATTTCAATTTAGCCTTGCTCGAAATGAGACTGCATCTTTAGCAGATCAAATTGATAATAAAGATATTGGCAAGGTAATTGCTGATCAGTTATATGGCACTGATGACTTCGATGGCGCATCCTCTGTAGATGATGACCAGAGTATGGAGTTTATCAAATCAAGAACCGATCTTGGGTTCGCCACAGAATCCGTTGTGAACTTAGTTGCTAAGGCGGCAACAGATACGACTTCTGCAAGTGATTCGGGTAGTCTTTCTACCCAGACTTATGCGCTAGAAGATTATTTTTTAGAGGAATACTGCGGCTTTGTCCGTAATTTTTAAAGAGGTTATTATGTTAAATGATAAATTAAAGCTACGCGGTGATGTTTCTATCGTTTTAAAAAATGATGATGGTAGCGTAAAAGATTCACGAACAATTAAAAATCTAGTTGTAAATGATGGATTGAACTACATCGTTAGCAGAATGAAAGATACCACGCAAGGTGCTATGTCACACATGGCGGTAGGTTCATCAACAACTGCCGCGGCCGCAGGACAAACTGATCTAGTATCTGTTCTAGGCTCCAGAGAGGCGTTAGACAGCACTACTGTATCAACTAATACCATTACCTACGTTTCATCTTTTGAAGCAGGTGAAGGAACTGGTGCGGTTACAGAGGCAGGTATTTTTAATGCTTCATCTAGTGGCGATATGCTTTGCCGTACGGTTTTCAGTGTGGTCAATAAGCAAGCAACTGATAGTATGACTATCACTTGGACTATTACACTTACTGCATCTTAATTGAGAGGGGTTAGCCGATGTCTACTATTGTATTGCGGTCGGTCAAAGGATCGCCCCTTACCAATTCCGAAATCGACAGTAATTTCAGCAATCTGAACACAGATAAATTGCAGGTTGCTGATTTAAGTGTAACTACGGCAAGTTCTGGAAGTAATGCTCTTGCTTATTCTTCGGGGGTGTTTACTTTTACTCCGCAGGACATAAGTACATTGTTACCTAAATCTGGTGGTGCAATGACAGGGGCAATAACCACTAACTCTACTTTTGATGGTCGTGATGTTGCTGTTGATGGCGCAAAGCTAGATGGAATAGAAGTTGCCGCTGATGTTACGGATGCCGCTAATGTAACTGCCGCAGGTGCATTGATGGACAGTGAGGTGACTAACCTTGCCGAAGTTAAAGCATTTAGTTCTTCAGACTATGCAACAGCCGCACAAGGCACAACCGCTGACGCGGCACTTCCTAAATCTGGTGGAACGATGACAGGTGCTTTGGTGTTGAACAACACTGGCTCTGTAAAAGTATCAGCAGGAACTACTGCACAGCGCGAATCTTCACCATCAGCAGGTATGTTTAGGTACAACTCTACTGAAGGAAAGTTTGAAGGCTATACGACTGAGTGGGGAGAGATTGGTGGTGGTGGTGCATTTAACGATTTTGTAATTAAGACTGCTGACTATATCGCTGTTACGAAAGATCAAATCATTGTGAACTCTGGTAGTGCAGTAACAATTACATTACCTGCAAGTCCAAGCGCAGGGAACATAGTATTTATTGAGAACTCTGGAGCAGGAACAGTCACTGTTGCTCGCAACGGATCAAACATTAATTCAACAGCAGACGATGGTGAACTGGCTACAGATGCAGGCGCATCGCTAGTTTACGTGAACTCAACTATCGGATGGAGGGAGTTATAAATGGCGATTAAATTAGGTGGGGGCGGTGGTTCAGCCTCACAAGTTAACGAAATAGTAACTTTAACTAATAGTACTGATACTGTTACCCTAGACGATGAAAGAGTGTACTTAAAGGGTGGCGTGTTTGAAACCACTGTAAGCAATTACCCTGATGCAACTACATCGCCTCAACTTGCGGGTCTAAGTTTTTCAGTTTCTTCTCAGATGACTACAAATTATGGCGTAGCTTGGGACGGTACATTTTTTTATGTGCTTGATGGCTATAACCATAGGTTGTATAAATATAACTCATCAGGCGTTTATCAAGGCAATTATATTACTGTAAATCAATTTTCAGGTACTACTGGGGTTGTCTGGGATGCCGACGTAAACGTATATGAGTTTAAAATAGTCGCAAGTGGAAACCGCATAGTGCGATATAACCCTAATGGTACTTATAACGGTAATTTTTATATTAACGGTCAAACGTCAAACGCAATAGATATAACTACTGACGATACAAACTTCTATGTACTTGACTCAAGTAGAAATGTTTTTAAGTATAACGCATCTTTTGTTTATCAAAGCACTGTTGCTACAGGTGTTGGTCATCCTGATTATGCGGTTAAAGCACTAACATTTGATGGTACTTTCTTTTATATAATGAGTACAGCGCAACACGTTTATAAATACAACTCATCATGGGTTTTGCAAGGTTCATTTAATGTAACAGGCGATGCTACACCAGAGGACATTATGTCAAAGCGCGGAGGAGATACCTCTCTTTTTGTTTGTGGTCGTGCCTCTAGAAATATTAAAGAGTACAAACCTGCTGTTGGGATAACATCAGTCCCCACCTTAGGCGGTCAAAACTACGTGAGGGTAAAATAATGACTTTAATATATGAAGAAGATTTACTAACCCCAGAGCAGAAAGCACGTAGATGGCGTGACCAAGAACTAGCCGCTACCGATTACATCCTGCCTTTGACTGACCACCCACAGCGTGATGATTATATAGCGTATAGGGAAGCACTCAGGCAATGGCCGACCCTTAATGATGAGGGAGAATACATTAATGATTTCCCAGACACTCGTCCCGAATTAGGAGAGTAAGATGGATAGGCTGAAGCAATTCTGGCGTAGTCGTAGCAACAGGTGGCAAGTGTTTGGTGTCACCTTAGCGGCTCTACAGGTCTACGTCCTACAGCTTAATCTATCTGCTGAAACTATTATGTTAGCCAGTATTCTATTCGGTATGGGCGGCATCTTTTTCCGTTACCAAACAACACAGGCAATGTCAGAAAAATAAAAGGAAGTTATTATGCTTGACGAACAATCGAAAGACACACTTGACGTAATTGCCGCATCAACAGGAATACTGTCTTTGGCCGCTTGGTTACCACCTACCGCTAGTTTATTTACTATTATATGGTTAGGCATCAGGATTTACGAATCTAAGACTGTACAAGAGATAGTTAATAGAAAATCAAAATGAATATACTGCGTAGCCTTATAAATCCAATAGCAGGGCTTCTTGATAAGTTTATAGAAGATAAAGATCAGAGTAATGTCTTGGCTCACCAGATTGCTACAATGGCAGAAAGACACGCTCAGGAGCTTGCAAAGGGACAGCTAGAAGTCAACAAGGTCGAGGCGGCACATAAGAATATGTTTGTCGCAGGTTGGCGACCCGCAGTCGGTTGGATATGTGCGATGGGGATGGCAGGTAACTTCATCTTAATCCCTATGGCTAATTTCTTACTGGCATTGTCTGAATCTGAAATCACAATACCCCTAATCGCTCTATCTGAAATGATGCCTGTTCTTTTAGGTATGCTAGGGCTTGGCGCAATGAGGACAGTAGAAAAGGCTAAGGGCGTACAGAGAGATAAATAAGAGGATTAAAAATGACTACAAAAAAATCACAAAAAAAAGAACAGTTAAATTACTTTAAACCTAAAGAACTAAAGTGCAAAGAAACAGGAGAAGAAGGTTTTGACCCTGACTTCTTAGCCTTGCTAAATAAGATACGCCATGAGTGTGGTTTTAGCTTTCCCCTGTCTAGTGCTTACAGATCGCCCCAACACCCCATAGAGGCGCGTAAAGAGCGTCTAGGAGCGCATACCTACGGAAAGGCGGTAGATATATTAGCTAACGGAGAAAACGCCTTAGAAATCATTAGAGTGGCACAAAAGCACGGTATAAAAAGAATAGGTGTACAGCAGAAAGGTGGTGGCAGATTTATCCATCTGGACGTTTGCACAGAGGAAGAAGGTTTTCCCCCTGCTATTTGGTCTTACTAGTACCATATAAAACATAAGCCCTGCCTAGTGTGGGGTTTTTTTGGCTTATTTAATTTACAAAAAGGTTTACTTTTAAGATTAGATAGGCCATAATGTACCTACATTCAATAAATAAAGGGCTTCATCATGAAATATCAAGACGGACAAACAGTTACTTACTACAGCCATGATATAGTTTTTAATGAAATTAGTAATTTTTGGGAATATGCTTTAATTGGGTGGATTTACGAAACAAAAACGCTAGAAGAAGCAAAAAAAGATGTCAAGAAAAATTGGAGAGAATCACAATATTTTTACAGACACTGCTGTTAATTTACCGCCCCCGAAAGGGGGCTTTGCTGTAGGAGGCAATTATGAGCGACTACAATGGTTGGACAAACAGAAACACTTGGTTAATTAACCTACACTTTGGCGGCTTACTAGACAGCTATAAAGAAGATGGCCTTGAAGTTACCGCTGATCTAATTCAAGAAATATGGCTAGATCATATCGAACTTGAAACAAAACACCTAGACGCAATAGTTATGGATTTTCTTGACTTTGAAGGCATTAACTGGGAAGAAATAGCTGAACATTATCAGGTAGACGAAGATGAATAATATCAACGAGTTAAACGACTATGAGCGCGGTGAGTATGACTGCATTCTTGGCTACCCTGCCTTAGAGGGTCAATCAGAGGCTTACGAACTAGGATATGGTGAGCGATACCAGAAACAAGAGACTGTAGGAGGTCAACATGAGTTTATCTAAAGAAGTTTGGCAGACGTTATCTGCTATTGATGTATCAGATCATATTGAGAAAAAAGGCAAGCTGTCATATCTGTCATGGGCTTGGGCTTACGGCATTATGATGGAACATTATCCTGAACTGCATTACTCGTTTGAAGAAGATAAATGTGAAGAAACTGGCACAGTAGAAATTAGTTGCACTGTTCACATACATACTGGAGCAGATCGCGATCAAGTAATGATGCGTCATATGTGGCTACCAGTGATGGATCATCGTAACAAAGCAATATCCAATCCTGATAAGTTTGCAATCAATACGGCTAAAATGAGATGCCTGACTAAATGTTTTTCCATGTTTGGGTTAGGTCACTATATCTACGCAGGGGAAGATTTGCCAGAGGCGGTAGCTAAGGCAACGGTTAATGAAGATCAAATAATTGCTATTAAGAAATTAATTGATGAAATAAAAATAGATGAGGTTAGGTTTTTAAAGTGGCTTAAGGTAGAAAATATTGATCAAGTTTTAGCCAGTAATTACGATCGCGCTATAGCCGCATTAGAGGCTAAAAAGAACCCCATGAGCGACGATCAATATGCCGCTGTAGGTAAAGAGATAGCAGGAAAATGATTATCCTAGATCACGAACAAGGAACTGAGGAATGGCTTGCCGCACGATTGGGTAAGCCGTCTGCCAGTGGATTTTCTAAGCTGATTACTGCAACTGGTAAGCCGTCAACTTCTGCTAGTGGATATATTCACGAACTAATTGCAGAACGTCTTACAGGTGAATCCACCCCCTTCCATGTTACTGAATGGATGGAACGTGGGACTAAGTTAGAACCAGAGGCTAGAGAGGCGTATGAGTTCATAACTGATAATGAGGTTATAGAAACTGGCTTTATTGTAGACCCTAGCTTTGAGTTTGGCTGTTCACCTGACGGCCTAATTAATGGTGATGGCGGTTTGGAGATAAAATGTCCTGCGCCTAAAACAATGGTTAGCTATCTGGCAGACGAGCAAGTTGGTGTTAAGAAATACTGGCAACAAATTCAAGGTTGTATGTGGATTGCTCAACGTGATTGGTGGCATTTTTTTGCCTATCATCCAAAAATGCGACACGTTCTTGTGCGCGTTAAACGCGATGACGAATACATCGCAAAGTTAGCCGCTGAAGTTAATGCGGCTGTAAGTCAAATTTTAAACCAAGTGGAGAAGTTAAAATGAGTATTAATGTAATGGTATTTTGTGGAAATGTAGGAAATGACATGGAGGTAAGGCATACAGCAAATGGAA